AGTGACTGAATTAGAGATTACACCATAATAGTAGTTCAGTTTCTTTTGTTTACTTTCAACATATTTATCTACGTCAAAATCTTCAGCAACATTCAGCGAATCTCCTTCTGCTGTAAAGATTGTTCTTCCGTTCTGTTGGTTTGGTCCAAGAGAACCAAGAGATAAATGGACAGGAATTGGTTATGGTAATTTAAAAGATACTTATATTAATGTAGGTAAAGCGTTAGTAAATAAAGGAGGTTTATGACAGTAACAGCTAAAATTATTGCAGACAGTATTAACAAACGAGGAACCAGAGTTACTACATTTGAATTAGAGTATCCTCGCATTATTCATAGTGAGTTAATGACACACCGTGTGTTCTCACGTAATGCTGCAAGTTCACGAGCTATTCCAGTCAAGACAATGATTGATTTGATTGAAAGTAATCCTGCAATGCCCTCACATTGGGGTAAGAATCAATCAGGTATGCAAGCTAAGGAAGAACTAGGTGAACTGGAAAAAGAATCAGTAAAGCAACTTTGGTTAAATGCTTGTAAAGACGCTGTATCTCACGCTAGAGTAATGAGTGATATCGGAGCACATAAGCAAGTTATCAACCGTATTACTGAACCTTACCAACATATGAAGGTAGTACTAACTGCTACCAATTATGCTAACTGGTTTTATTTAAGGGATCACGCTGATGCTGATCCGACTATTGCTGAACTTGCAGCTAAGATGAAACATGAGTATGATTACAATGAACCAGATTGGTTAGAAGAAAGTGCATGGCACTTACCTTATGTACGTACCCAAAAAGCCAATGGAACTTTTCCACAAAGATATTGGGATGAATTAGGTAATCAAATTACTTTAGAACAAGCATTGATGATTTCAGTTTCTTCCTGCGCCCAAGTTAGCTACCGCAAGTCTGATGGATCGTTAGAGAAAGCTGAAGTTGTGTATAAGCGGTTAATTGAGAGTAAACCTACCCACGCGAGTCCTACAGAACATCAGTGTCAAGTGTTTGAGTCCTTCCAGAACAATGTAGACTGGCCTAAAGGTATTACACACGTTGATCGTAATGGTACTTACTGGTCAGGTAATATGAGAGATTGGATTCAGTATCGCCAATTGATTCCTAATAACGTAAAACAAGAAAATGGAGGCAACCAATGAGTAGCATAATTGCATTAGTTTATATTTCGCTCTCAGAACTTCAAACTGCTGAACCTAGGTACACTTTAGAATGGGCAGATAGTTCAGAGAAGGAACTTCTAGATGTACTCTACGGTCTAGGAATGGATATTAATCAATCAGTAGAATGTCAAGTAGTAGAACATAGGAATCGTTTCGGTAATCTGATCACATGCCCACGCTGGGTTGGTTCGGAGAGAGTAGATAAATCGTGGATTAAGTCAGGTTACGCATCTGAAGAAGCAATTGCCAAGAGTTTAAACAATGGACTTGTTAACGATTTATTTAGGCTAAGAGGGTTGACTGAATGAAATACGCTTATCTTCAAAATTAATCTAATACTTGAAAATATAAAGAAGGAAAATGATGCAAGAAAATAAAAACGAATTAATTGGTAAAGAAATGCTATCCGAGAGTAAATTCTATATGGGTTACTCTCGGTGGGTTGATCTAGACAACCGATATGAAACATGGGATGAATCTGTTGAACGTGTGATGAATATGCATCGTACCAAGTATAAGGATAAGTTAACCCCTGAATTAGAAGCACTAATTTCTTTTGCTGAACAAGCATATAAAGATAAGCGAGTACTCGGTGCTCAACGTGCATTACAATTCGGTGGTGAACAACTATTCAAACACGAAGCACGAATGTACAATTGTTCAGTCTCTCATTGTGATCGACCAATGTTCTTTCAGGAAGCAATGTACATGTTACTATGTGGTTGTGGTGTTGGTTTTTCTGTACAAGAACAACATATTGCTAAACTACCGTTAATTACTAAGCCAACTGCTCACGCTAAAATCTTTGTAGTACCTGATACAATTGAAGGTTGGGCAGATGCTTTCGGTGTATTACTTTCTAGTTATTTTGTGTCTGGTCAAACCTTTCCAGAATATGCAGGTAAAACTGTACACTTTGATCTGAGTTTAATTCGTCCTAAAGGTGCGTTGATTAGTGGTGGATTTAAAGCTCCTGGTACTGATGGATTAGCTGATGCTCTGCGTAAGTGTGAAAAGCTACTACAAAAATTAGTACAAGACAATCCAAGGTCTGTAGCTGTTAAGATTTCACCTATCGTAGCTTATGACTTTGTTATGCACATGTCAGATGCTGTATTATCTGGTGGTGTACGTAGGTCTGCTACTATCTGTATGTTTAGTAAAACAGATAAGGAAATGTTGAATGCTAAAACTGGAGATTGGTACGTAACTAATCCTCAACGTGGTCGTAGCAATAACTCAGTAATGCTTTTACGTAATGAAGTAACCCGTGAAGAATGGGCTGAAATTATGGAATCAGTAAAACAAGTTGGTGAACCCGGATTTATCTTCACAGATAACTTAGATTTCTGCTACAATCCTTGCGTTGAGATTGGTATGTTACCTACTTGGGTTGAACCAGAGAAAGAACCAGAATCAGGATTTCAAGTGTGTAACTTGACTGAAGGTAATGGTGGTAAGTGTAACACCAAGGAAGACTTGATGATCTTGTGTAAAGCAAGTGCTATTCTAGGTACTCTACAAGCAGGTTATACTAACTTCAAATACTTATCAGAAGCATCACGAAAGATTATCGAACGTGAAGCGTTGATTGGTGTTAGTATCACTGGTTGGATGTCTAATCCTGATGTTTTATTTGATGAACAGAACATGATTGATGGTGCTGAAGAAGTCAAGAAATGGAACAGAGTAGTTGCTGGTTTAATTGGAATCAATGTAGCTGCACGTACAACATGCGCTAAACCTTCTGGTAATGCTTCTGTTATTCTTGGTACAGACTCAGGTATTCATGGTGCTCATTCACCTATGTATATTCGTAATGTTCAAATGAATGAACAAGATGATGTATTGAAGTTGATCCGTGAAATCAATCCTGCAATGGTTGAAAATAGTGTATGGTCTTCTGGTGGTACTGATTATGTTGTTAGTTTCCCTGTAGTGAGTAAGCAAGGTTCAATCTACAAGAGTCAATTACTTGGTGTTAAGCAACTTGAATACGTAAAGAAAGCACAACAATTTTGGGTTGAACATGGGACTAATCTGGAGTTATGTGTAGATAAGAATCTTCGTCATAACATCAGTAATACAATCACTGTAGACAATTGGGATGAAGTTGAGCAGTACATTTTCGATAACAAACAGTGGTTTGCTGGTATTTCACTTCTGAGTGCAATGGGAGATAAGGCTTATGCTCAAGCTCCGTTCACAGAAGTCTTTACAGCACAGCAAATTCTTGAAATGTATGGTGATGCATCAATGATGGCTTCTGGATTGATTGTAGATGGTTTACAAGCGTTTAATGGTAATTTATGGGTTGCTTGCGATACTGCCAATGGTTGGGGTGAAAAGCTCAGTTCAGATAACAGTGAACATTTACTTAAGCGTGATTGGATTCGTAGAGCTAAGAAGTTTGCAGATAACTATTTTAAGGGTAGTGTTCTGGAAATGACTAATTGTTTAAAAGATTGTCACAACCTTCATAAATGGAGTACAATCAACAGAACAATGAAACCTATTTCATTCGCCAATGATTTGAAAGAAAAACACTATGTTGATGCAGATTCATTGGCTGCTCAATCATGTAGTGGTGGAGCTTGTGAAATAGTCTGGTAGGATAAGAGGCTTCGGCCTCTTTTCTTACGTTAAAATAAGGAATACAAATGAAAACATTACTAAAATTCTCCGCTACATGGTGTCAAAATTGCTCTACACTAGATAAAGTATTAGAACAAGTTGACCTAAGCGACTGTTTGTTAACTCCAGTTGATATCGACGTTGATCCAGAGCTAACCAAAGAACTAAACGTTCGTATGCTACCTACGGTTGTGCTACTAGATACCTCTGGAGTAGAAATTAAACGATTTACTGGAGTTAAATCTAAGGAGTTTGTGTTAGAATTCATCAGTTAAATAAAGGAGAACACATTGACTATTAAAAACTTGGTTAAAATTAAAGACTATCATTCGTTCTTATTGCAAGAGTCCTCTATATGGACTAGTGTAAAAACTAGACTTCTTAAAGAACGAAATACTTTGCTTGAAAACAACAGTAAACAAATTCAAGAAGTAGAACGGAAATACTTCGCTGGTTTTAGTTATAAAGAACAGAAGCTAAAACAACCAACTGAAACTGAGGAAATCAAGGAGTTGAATCATAAGCTAAGTCTAATAGAACAACATTTGAAAACTTTAGAAAACGAATGGAATCGCACAGAATACTATCTTGTTTATCAATTTGAAATGATTGAAATTCAACCTGAACTATCTAAAGTGTTCTTTGATTACGCTATGCGAGTAATGAACTCTACTCGGACTTATAACTAACAGACAAAAGAAACCCCGTATAGCGGCCTATGAACTAGGTTACTATACGGGGTTTGTCGTTAATGAGTACTGAGAGTACTCTGATGTTGTTTTGAACGATCCTACGGCTGTTTTAATCAGTTTTAACGGTATTCTCTAACCTTGAAGGTTCCTGTTCTGTGAACCGTAACCTGAACTTCCGTTGATCTTCCAGAACTTGGTCATATTGTCTTTCGCATGTCAACAGATAAACCTTTAGTTCTTCTGTTTGTTTAGCAAATCCAATAAGATCAATTAAGACTTCATCAGGTCTTGCAGTATTCTCTGCATTTCCTTGTAGTAGTCCTTGTCCGTTAGTTCCTTTGGTGCTTTCTCCAGTGCTGGTGCCGTTGGAAAAACTGGTTTGCTTTCCGGTACTACCACGATTGGGTTGTGATGACAACCACTTAAGAAGATCATTGTACTTAGCATTACTGTCAGAAAGAGCTTTTTGTTTATCATCTGTTACCTTTTTAATTTCAGCTTTCAATTGAACTTCAGCTAAATAAGCATTGTCCTGCAGCTTGATTGCTTGTTTACTGTACTGTACCACTAATGAGTTACGTTCGTTGGTTTTAGCTTGCTCCACAGCGTTACTAAGGGTGTTAACGTGCCATACGTAAGCTGCTATTACTATAGCTAGTACTGCTGTGATTTTAATTAAGACTGAGTACATTGTTTGTATTCCTGTTTCCTACGGTTAGTTAAACCTTTTAATGGTTTCCCATTAAAGCGATCCCATTTTAAAATCTCAGCACATGCACCATCATAGTCATATTGATTTAACTTACGTACTAATGTACTTTTACAAAAAGCACCTACACCTATGTTGAAAGCAAGTGAAGTAAATGCATCTGCTTGATTCTCAGATACTGGAACCATGATACACTTACCGATTCCTGTACGATAACTCCACAGTTCTTTCTTGATTCTAACATCAGCTTCGGCACGAGTAGTGGTATCTCCCATTTGAACAGGAGAACCATCTTCTCTTTTCGTAAATCCGTAAGCTATCGTAGGTGTGTCACCCTTGATTGGTACATACGCTTTATCTCTGAAACCTTCGTGCTTTACAACACTGGTTACTAATCCTATACTAATAAGGAACGCAACTATTTTCTTTTTGTTATCCATGCCTCTTGTTCCTTATATTTAGTAATTAAAGAATACCTACGAATTTAGCAGCTAAATAAATAGCACCAGTAGCTAAACCATATACAGCACTGATCATCCATTTAGATGTTAACTTCTGCAATGGTTCTTGCTTTTCTAGTTCTTCTACTCTTTTCTGAATATTATCTAATTGATTAACTACTCTACTGAAGTTATCATTAGTATGAGACTGACGTTCTTCCAAGAGAACAAGTTTAGTAATAGCATTAGCAATTTCTTTCATAGAATCTCTCGTTGACTCTTTTAAATCATTCACATCTTCATGTAGATTAGTTAGACGATCAATCACTACTTGAATGTTTACGTCATTATTTCGTCGCTTATTTTGTTCGATATCACTCATGTTTAATTCTCTTTGCTATCTTGGTTAATTTTCTGGTACTCTTCTGGATATTGAATTCGTGCTAGTTCTTTTTTATAAGCGTTATAACAATGGTTTGGACCTTGCCAAAAGAACATTAAGTCAATAACAGGCATCATAAAACCCCAGAATCTACCATCCCTGTGCATCCTATAAGACGCAGCAGACATTGTTTCATCTGGAGAACCATTACACAATACTACGTTTGCTAACTGGTCAATTGCCAGTAAGACTCTTATAATATAATGTGCTTGCATGATTAAAAGAACAGCTTACGTAATGCACGGTTTTCTTCCGTACTTACTGGTGTATTTAAAATAGCTGATTGTAATGTAGCATCTACAGCAGGAATTACACTACCTATATAAGCTAATGCTTGAGCTACAGCAGGTAATCTCAGATCAATCCATTTACGAATAGATGCGTCTTGAATGATAGCTTTTACACCAGCGTCTGTGCTAGTTAATACTGCCATTTTTGCATTACCGAATCTATCAAAGTATGGTCCAAGGTCAATTAACCATTCACATGGATCGGTAGGAGTTACAACAACAGGAGCTTCAAACGTATTACCATTATAACTCCAACCGGGACCAGCGTTACCACAAGCGACCCATTCTCCGTTAGTACCATCAGGATCAGTTTCTGATTCGATTACTTGATAAATTTTATTATCTACTAATTGTGCGTATCTTTCCATGTTTATGCTCCAAAGTCCCAAATTTCAATATAACCGCCGCGACCAGCAGCATTTGCACCCCCGCCTGCACCGTATGCATCTGAAGCAGGAGCATTACCTGTGGTCCCACCTTTACCATAAAATGAGTTACCACCGGAGTTGTTACCTTGACCATTACCTGCTTTTGATAGACCGATTGCGCCAATCGCCACTACAAGACTACTTGCTACGCCAACAGGGAATCCAGCAACAGTACCGGGGTTTGATCCGTTGCCACCCATACCACCGGATACACCACCTAGTCCTGCCGCACCAGCGGCTGTAACGCTATCCGCATCAACACCACCAACAAGCACAGCTAAAGTGCCCCCATACATACTTGTGTTTAGTCCTGTACTATCATATCGTCCACCCATTGCCAAAAATGCCCCAAATGTGGTGTTTGACCCATCGTTAGCTACAGCACCGCCAGCACCTACAGCATAAGCTAAACCTGCGATAGGTATTCTGATAATAAATTCAGCCATTGCGCCACCACCACCACCACTGCCACTTGCGTGTCCACCAGCACCACCGCCCTGAATACGCACTAAACAACGTGCGTTATTCTCAGTAGGTATATAAGTACCTGTACCACTTGTGTAAGCTGTAATTAATTTAGGTTTAGAACCTGCTACACTAAAAAGATCATTCATTGCCATAATTTATATCCACCCATCGGTGGCCCCACTGTCTGTTAGAGTTATTTTAAAAGGAGCATCAATGGTTTGACTACCACTGGCACCTCTGGTTTTATCTGATCCTGCTGGAGCAAATATTGCACCGCTTACACCCGGAGGTACGTCAATTGCAAATTGTTTTCTGTTTCCAGTAATAGCTGGAGCAGTTAATGTACAAGCACCATAAATATAATATGTACGTCTAGGAACTGCTGTAGTATTTGTATTAATACGTATAATAGGCCATGCACCACTGATCACTACCCAGTCAGAAGATACTCCCGGTTCAGATGTGGTTACGTCAGCTAAATTATTTAATAATCCCCAGAAAGCACCGTTATGATCTACACTAGCTGGTTTGTTTAAAGTTCCAGTTTGTGCTGACCATAAGCCTTTAAAGTTAGCTAAAGAAGCAGCGTTTGCTTCACTATTAGCAGCAGATACAGCAGCAGCACTTGCGGTTGATGCACTAGCTGCAGCAGAGATTTCATCAGCATTAACATCACTTGCTAAAGCATTAGCTTCTGTAGCAAACGTAGGTAAAGCACCGAGAAATGCATCTGCCCTGTCTGAGAAATTAGCAGGGTCTTGCCTACTAGGAGGCGTTGGTAAAGCTGTAATTGACATACTGCTCCTTTACTTTTGTTTCAATCAATTTATTTTTCATTTAAGTTAATCCTTCGATTTCTATACTACATAAGCTGTAACTAGGATAAGATATTACTGAGTTAAAATCTCTGTAGTATCCGTAGATAATTAATGTTTCTTCAAATCTAGTATCTTCACTTGCAATCCAAACAGAAGGTTTAGCTCTAAGTGATGTTAATAAGTTCTGTACTTTATTTAGTCTTATGTTATCAATAAAAACTTGAGCACTTAACTTCTTACTGAATGCACGTTCAACGAATGTAATATTCCCGAACTCATCTGTTTCTTTCTTTGAATAATCAGTAATACCTGCGTTTGCCCCGTACTGTGTACCACCTAATGTGTTTAATACACCAAACAATGCTTGACCAATAGAAGTTATTTCACTAACAGCAGTATCTAATCTTACAGTGATAACAGAATTTGAATAAGAAGGTATACCTGTGTAAATGATTTGAGTTCTTTCTACAATAGAAGGATCGTAGAAATAATCATACCAATCTACAATGTTACTTACAGCCAATCCTTGAGAATCGGAGTAAACTAATCCTTCAATTGGATCAAACAAAGTAAGTCTAGATGTTGAAGTATCTACGTTAATTAAAGCAGCAGAATTGATCGCACCTAATTTAAGTACAAATGTCATTTGTGTTGTAGCACTTGTCTCAGTACCTACAATTCCATCAAATGCAGCATGCATATTATCTGCACCTAACTCTAACCACCAAGTAGCGATACCTGAAGTTGGAGTATGGTTTGTATTAGACGCTTGTGTACTTTCCCATAGTTTATTTTGATATCTGACTACATCAGCTAAATTGTAAGTAGTACCACTATTCCACGCAGCATTTGGATCAGTTACTGTCGTATAGATTAACCCTGTACCTGTAATAACATCTGCTGCTCTGGTCACAGAAGTTCCAGCAGTAATTATTCTACTAGTAGCTTTTGTACCTAGCTCTAATTGACCGTAGGACACTGTACCAGTTACTGTGAGTGTAATGCTAGTAGTACTGGTAGTGAACGTCAACTGAGTTAGTTTAAACGCTCCTGTACCCGTCATAACAGCACTGTGAGCACCTGATAGTGTTATAGAACCTGTACCGTAGAATGAACAAGTGTATTGAACACCTGAACTTACTGTTACAGACTGAGTGCTTAATGTAGTTGAATTCAGTACTAAATTAGTACTAGCAGATTCAATAGTTATACCTTCAAAATTAGATGTATCTGGATTATAATTAAATCTAGGAACATCTATTGCTGCAGTACTAAGTACTTTACTTTCATTCCAGTATGTAGCTGTAGTAGACCTAGTAAATGAACCGTCAGTAGAAGGAAAGTCGTTAGTTTTTATTACTTTCATTTTTATCCTTATCGTTTTCACAGGAAGCAATAACTCCCTATTATAAGGAACCGTGGTAATTCACGGTTCACTTTCCTTATTAAATAGTTGTTACAGTTCCTGAGACATTAACTGAATCACTCTCAGGTGTTACTCTTTCAAGTATCTTCTGAATTTTACTATTACTAACAGCAGTACTAACAGCAGCAGCTTCAAGTTGGTCAACCTTTGCGTTTAGCCTTCTGATTTCATTAACTAACTCAGTAGAACCACCCATCATTGATGCAGTCTGTCCAGCAGTGTGAACATATCCACCTTGATTAAAATTAATTAATTCTGGACCTTGTTCACCAACTAACGCTAAACCACCAGAGTAACTACCACCACTTGCAAAAGCAGGAACAGTTAAACCATAGTTACTAGCTAATCCAGTAACAGTTTGCTCTAAGCTATTCGCAGTCAATGCCTGTGCTCTACGTAGTTCAATCAAAGTACTAGATTGACCTTGAGCTATTGTTAGTAATGTTTGACTTAACTCAGGTAAAGCCTTAGCAGCCTCTTGATCACCTGATCTAGCAGCAGCAGTAGCTCTTTCGAACTCTTGTTTAGCTAGTTCTAATGAATTGCCACTTGACTCTTGGAGTAAACCACGAATACGCTTAACTTCACCCCAGATTGAATCAGTGATTGATTGCCATGCATTAGTTATCGACTTAGCAGCATCCTCTCCTGCACTAACTACACTACCACCGCCTGATGTATTACCGTAAGTAGGTTCTACAACCACTGGAACAGGCTTAATACCTGATAATGCATTTGCAGCACGTACTGCAGCAGCATATTGAGTAGCACCCTGCTCTGTACCTGTGTTCTGCGCTAGTTGATCCACGGCAGACCGGATATCACCTCTAGTTGCAGCACGTAGTTCAGCTTCGGAGAACGTCAGACCAGCCCCCGCTAGATCAGCTTGTACCGATCTATATATATTAGCTTGTTGTTCTTCCTGTGAATAGAAATTCTCGTAGAAACTTCCTAACTGCTGTTGCGCTGCAGCTAATCCTCCGAAAGCACTAGCTAATGTAGACGCAGCATTAGCACCTGTTACAGAGATATCATACAAGGTATAACCTAGTGTACCAAACATGGCATTTACACCAGTTAAGTCTGTACTCAATCTCTGTAAAGTCTGCGCTGTTGTTTCACCTTCACGAGCAATACCAACTAATGCTGCACCGTAAGTTGCGGAGGCTTGTTCTGTCGCAAATGTAGCTAACTCCGCATTGATCGCAGCTTGTTGAGCAGCAGCATCCATACCTGTCAAGTTAATATCAAATGTTCTAGTGAAGTTAGTGATACTCTCACTGGTTAATCCAAGAGACTCCCCGTATTTCCTATTTGCTTCAGTGATAGATTGTACGTTTTGGCTAATATAATCAGCTATACGTTGATCTGCTCTCCCCCAGCTACGATTAGTAGTTGTACCACCACCAAATAATCCACCTGTTTGTTCAAACTCTTGGTAAGTACCTACAGCACCACTCGGTAAACCGTTGGAGCCACCAATGGTAGCTGTTAAACCATTACCCTTTGATTCTACCTTATAATCCATCAAGTTACTTAGTAGAGCTACACCCATTAGTGCTGGTCCTAAAGTTCCAGCTAAAGTAGCAAATCCACTAGCGATAGAACCCTCCATAACCGCACCAAGACCCGTGGATAAGGCTTCACCAAATCCTAGTGAACCAAGCTCGCCAGCACCCATGTAAACACCTTGAGCAACTGCCCCTGCTGTTGAGCTAAAGCTACCTACTGCTGATGCTATACCACTAAACATTCCGATACCATTAGATGCAGCGCCAGCAGTCTGTGCCAGCCCACCAATACCTGAACCACCTAGTACTCCACCGATTAAACTATTCAATCCAGCATTAACCACAGCGTTGATTGATACATTAATTTTCTCACGGAAGATACCAACGATATAATCCTTGAGTTTCTTTGTACCAGCTTGACCACCTTCGAACAAAGCTGTTGTGATAGCGTCGGATAAAGTCTTACCTATATTGAGGATTTTCTCAATATAAGCAGCTTGAAATTTATTTGCTGATTCCTGCATTAAAGCATCACGAGTGTTAGCTTCCTGTGCATTAATTTCAGCTAAACTTGCAGCATAGGCGGCTTCAGCTAATCTACGATCTTCGCCTGATGTTGGTTTAATCTTTTCAAACTCTTGTTTTAACTTTAGTCTTTGTTGATCAAAACGTAGACCAGTTTCATTTAGTTTATTCTGAAGTTCATAAGCTTCCGTAATAGCGAATTGTTCATCTGCAGTTTTACCTAATAGAGACAATTTTAGTTGTGATGAGCTAAGAATCTTTTCTACATTTGATTGTTCTTTTAAGGAGAACTGTGCGTTGTCATTAGCAATCTTAGTTAATTCCGTTGCAACTCTTTTCTGTTCTTTTTCAAGAGCTAACTGTTCTTCTAATAAATCAATTTCGTTAATGCGATCAACTAGACGCATCTGCTGTTGAGCGGATAATTTCTTGAAAGAATCATCATCACCTAAATCTCTTAGTAATACTTGAGCTTTAGATAATTGTTCAACAGCACCAATTGTCTTGTTCTTTAAATCATCAATACGTTCAATTGATTTTCTATACCAACTAGCATCATCTTCAGCACCTTTCATGGCATCAGATTTTGGTTGCTTCTTTGGTTTATTAGCTTTATCCCATTCAGCGGCTGCAATCTTTTCAATATCGGCTAAGTTTTTACCATTTAACTTATTACGTTCACCGGCTAATTTATTATACTCGGAAATTGACTTGTTAATAAATTCTTGTCTTGTTAAACCTTTAGTATCAAGTTTTTCAACTTCTTCCTTAATCTTCTTTTGTACAGCAGTTAATTTAGTATAATCTTCAGCTTCTTGAGAACGCTCAGCACGTAACTTTGCAGCAGCTTCAGCTTCTTTTTTAAGAATTTCAGATGTATAATTACCCCGCTGTAGTAGACGATCCATTTGCTCGTTATGTTCAGCTTCACGCTCCCTGTCTACACCTTTAATAGCTGTTCTAATCTTATTGAACTCTGTTAGGTTGGTATCCAGATTTGCAGCGTCTTTACCTAGGGCCATTGCTGTAGCTGCCATTTCGGCCATTAACCTTGGTCCTCTAGCTAATTGATACATTACTTCTGCAAAACCAGCAGCACTGATGCCAACAACCTTAGCAATCCCATCTAATAATCCAGAACTGCTAGTAAAATCTTGTAGAGAACCCCAAGCATTATTTATACTGTTCTTAATGTCAATCCACAACCTATTCAATGGACTTAACGCTGCATAAGTAATAGACGCCTGTTCAGTCATTGCTTTTGTGAGGATATCTGTAGCTTCTGATACAGCAGTAACTTCTTTACCTGTTGCTATTAAACCAGCTACGTACTCTATTTGAGCAGTAGTAACCAATCCAGTCTGCTCTGCATACTTAGATAAAGTTTCCACAGTTTTATCTTTAAGATCACTAAATAATTTGACTGTTTCTTTAACTGCAGGACCACCTATTCTCTCAATGCTCAATGCAGCTTCTGCTACTTTTAACATTGAGTCAGAAGATATATTTCCAGCTTTACTTATCTCATTGAAAGCATTGAGTACGTCTACACTAGTAGCGCCCATGCCTCTCAGAGTAGAAGACATAGCTTGAGCTTGATCTGATGTAATACCGAACTTAGCACCTGTTGCAATTAGGCTACGTGTCAAATCATCAGTTGCATTTGTTACTTGAAGTAAAGCAATTGCTGACGCAGCACCTAATGCAACGAATACCCCAATACCTGCACCTAGTGCGGATACAGCTAATTCTGAGGCTTTCATTGCTCTACTAATTTTAGTAAAACCAGCTTCACCTTCAGCAGCCCATTCTGCAAACTTAGCAGCTTTTAGTCTTTCGATAGCACCAGATACTCCAAGTATATCAGAACCAAATCTAGCAACTGCTCTACCTGAATCGGCAAACGCGCCTACAACGAATGAACCTAATGCCATTACAACGTCTTTGCTACCTACAACAATTTGTGAGAAAGCCATTGATAATGCTTTCTGCATTTCTTGTCCATTGGCTGACACTTGATTTAGTACGCCACGAAGTTGATCACCTTGTTGGATAAGCACTAATAAAGGGTTTTGACCTCCTGCCAAAGAAATACCAATATCTCCGAGTTGTACACTGGTTGCTCTAGCTAAATAACGAAGTTCTTCTTCCCTACTATTTTTAGCTTTAGACTGACCTACCGCATTAATCGTCTTTAGTTTTTCTTCATATACTTTCAACATACTCGCAGCGGTTGCAGCATCGGTTCCTGATAACTTTAACTGTTCTCTGAACTTCATTAAACGATTACTGGAAGTAACATTTAAGTTGTTATTAAACCCAGTTATAACATTATCTACACGTTCCATTTCACGGGAAAGGAAACCGTTGGCTTTAGCTGAATCAAGTGCAGCTTTTTCCAGAACACTAGCCTCAGATTTAGCAGCTAATTCACTAGCACGAGTACGAGCAATTAACTCGTTCTTTTCTTTTGCTAGTTTAATAGTCTGTGCTTCTAAACCACCCAATGCTTGTATTGTTTGTTGAGCAGATAAACCCTCAGATTTAAATTGTTGAGTTAGTCTTTCGCTGTCACGTACTAGATTAACAATTTCATCACGAGTAAGTGCAACACCACGTTGCATTAGGTCGTTAACTTTCTTTAGTTCAAAGATTTCCTTTGATAACTTACCAAGACCAGCAGCACTGTTGTCGAAGGTATTTTGACTCGTGATTTTATTAAAGTCTTCGAAAGAGCCTGATAATGTTTTTAACTGCTCATTCGTAGCACCTAATAATTTAAGGTTTGCTAATTGCCCTGCCTGTCCTTTAGTAAAACTTGAACCTAGAGTTAAAACTTGATCATTAAGATCAATAGCTTCACCTCGGAAAATCTTCATTGCTAATGTCTGCTTTTCAACAGCACGAGTAGCAGCATCTGTCGAAGATACTGTGGAGGTTTTAGCTTTAGATAATTGTTGTTCTGCTTTAGCCGCATCTTCGGCAGCAGTGGCAATTGTGTTTTGGGATTTAGCTGCAGTACTGGATGCCTTGTCTAATTTAGCTAAGTCTGTAGATAACGCAGATATAGCTGTGCCTAAAGATTCGATCTTTTTGGCAGCGGTATCTAATTCGCTAGTATCCGAAGTGAATTTAATCTGATCAAGTTGAAGCATTCTGCCACCTTATTCTTTCTTGTTTAATTATTTATGAACTTATTTCTTTAAGCCACTTTTTTAATTCATCCATTGCAAATTCGAAACCATATTTATCAACAGACATTTTCTTCGTTAATACTTTACCTTTTATGGTTTTCTGTGCAACTATTGAAGTCTTACCATTCCTCAATTGGTATGATATATTTGGAATCCCTGATTTATTATTGGCATTCATACGAGGTTCGTTTAGTAATTTATCAACATCGTGAGTAGCCCTCAACTCAAGAGATTTCTCTAAAGAATAACCTTCAGTGTGCTTGTGTGTATAATGTTCTCCTAATGTATTTATCATCCTATGTCTATACTCGACAGCCAAAGAAAGGGCAAGTTGTTCTCCGTATTTTAAAACCGAAAAAGATTTAACTGACTTCTTACCAAAAAGTACCAAAGAGACTGAATAATAACCGTTTCGATAACTCACTCCAACACAACCTGTTTTATTAGTTTTTCGAATGCAAGTATTTTTACTATTAATTTCTTGAGTAACTTTTCTCAGGTTTTCAATTTTGTTATTAAGAGAATTCCCATCGATATGATCAATTGTAAAATCAACAGGGTCTTCACCTTTGCATAATAACCAGACAATACGATAGGTAAACCTTCGTTTATTATTAATTGAAATACGATATCTTTGACTGCAAGTATGGAGAGAACCTGCGATTTCACCTTTTAGTTTTATCTTACGACCTTTGATTCTACTATCCTGTTTGTAAATTAAACCAGAAGGTGAATTCTCACTATATTCAAAAGTTTTCAAAATATACTCTAAGTCCTGATCAAAAGGTCTGGATTCTATACTAGTAAATCTTACATTTCCACACGGTCCGTAATGAGCAATTAATTTGAGTTCTAGTTCTCTTGCTTCTTTCTTGGACATATTTTCTTTTACTAATGAAAAGTACCAAGGGTTATTCTTAACTATGTTATTCCAAGGATCAGAGCGTCTTGATGTAGAATTTGCTCTTTTACCGCACCCTGAGCCAACATAAAATACTTCGTTTGTATTAACTAATCTATGTAAGTATACATAGTGTTTATTTTCTTTACTCATTATTTATCCCTCTTGTGATACTCTATGAGAACGTAAGGCAGGTGCTAGAGGAAACACCGTTCGGAAAGACTCATGACTTTCTTTCCTAGCCTTCGTTTATTTCTTTAAAAGAACTATTATAACTCACTTAAAGAAATAGCCTCCGAAGAGGCTGAGTTTACTTTTTCTTTTGTTTATCTTCTTTTTCTTGTTGTTTTCTGGCAAAACTCATAGCTATGTTATCAAACATTTTAATTATATCTATTTCCCATTGCTCAGGTTCTATACCTTGAAGATTAAAATAACACCATATTTCTTGATATGTAATCGGGGATGCACCGAAACCAGAAGCTCTGGTGTTATTTAAAGAAAGAAACCACTGCCAACACTCTCGCATCGAATCTGGGAGTTCAATTTGAGAGTCTAGTTGTTCTGGTCTCTTTTTAGTTAGTCTTTCAACTGCTTCCAAGTGCTCACGAAGAGTTCTACCATCAGGTTGAATTTCGGATAATCCGAATTCCTGTTCAGCATACTCTCTTGCTTGCACTACATCCTCTTTATTGAAAATTCAAAAGTTCATCAGAGGCGTTCATCACTTCTGTGCGAATCCAAGAATGTTCACGTAAAATACGTTCAGCATTTTCCTTGGTAAATGGAACCTCTGTCCCAGCTTCACCTAACCCGCGCCACGAAATAATACGAGTAATACAGGACTCAATTGCCATATCTTCAGCATCCTCTAAGGACATTTCCTCGTCACGACCCTTACGTTTAGCTGTGATTTCCTTTTGTCGATACTCTGTATACTTTTTCCGGGCATATGCGCGAGCTACTTTAGATTCGGCACCGCGTACTTTTACGAAAGCACCTGTACGTTCACCAGTCGGAGGCCAAACTAGTTCAAACTCATATCCAGCTTCAGAGGTTTCAGATAGATTTTTTACTTTAAGATCAAGCATTGTATTTCCTTTCGTTCATCCAATAGTATTCCTTTGTGGTTATATTTGGATTGGTTAATTAATCGATTAATATGTAGTGATTTAATCAGAACATAAATCAATTATAACATGCAAGTATAAAATAATCAAGTTAAATCGTAGTAGAATACTGTGGTATAATCATAATTTTAAGGAGTTGACAATTAATGGGTAAAACAATAAGAAGGCAGGAAGTTAAATTTACAAATAACTTTGACAATGAACCTAAGGGTATCTATCTTTATTTGCACAGAAAATCAACAGATGGTTCAATATTCTACGTTGGTAAAGGTACTGGTGATCGTTATAAGAGTACAAATAGAACAAACTTACATTGGCAAAATACAGCTATTAAACATGGAGTTACTGTAGAGATAATTGGAGAGAATCTGCAAGAATGGTATGCTTACGAACGAGAGGTCGAATTGATAGCTTACTACGGTAGAGCAGATTTACGTCAAGGTAAATTAGTTAATCAGGAAGACGGTGGTAGCGGTGGTAAGAAAAATCATACTGAAATCTACAAATTTGCTAATTATAAAACAAATGAAACATTAATCTGTACAAAACAGCAATTTAAACTTGAGGTAGGTTTTCATCCTTATCAACTAATAAATACCAAGGAATATCATAGATTAGGTTGGTATTTATTAGGGAATATACCCTTGGATAAAGTTGAAATACTTCGTAAAGGTCTTAGTAGATTCAAACCGACAATTTATAATTTTATCAATTTTAGAACAGGGCAAAAATTGTCGGTTACTATTTCAGAATTTAAGAAATTAACAAATGTTAATCCTGCTCATATTCTATCAAAAAGAAAGAATAGTAATCATGGATGGACAACTGACGAGATTTTAAATGATATAGGTATTGATAAATTAATGAATCCACTAAAGCGTAAATGAAAAACCCCAAGAACCAGTGAAGGAACTTGGGGTTTATTTAAAGTTTAAATATTAAACTACTGAGGTATCAACTACTTGAACAGTGCTAGCTGGTAAACCAGCAGAAGTAACGTCATTTAAAACGGCAGTGAATGCCGCTGTTGCGACAATACCCATTGCTGTATCGGCCTTGGAAAAACTGGATAATTTAGCTTTAGGGAAAACAAAAGTCATTACACCAGCCGTTTTTTCTTCACCAGTAGCTAGAGCTAGAACCAATGTAGTTACTGTTTCGTTTTCAAACAGATTACGAACTACAGCGTCCTCGAAATAGAGCGAAATGGAACCTGTTGCAGTTAATGTACCTGTGAAAATTGCTTCAGCGCTTTCAGAACCGATACACTGAGATGGTTCCATTTCACGAGCAACTGAGAAATCAAAGCTAGTAACGCAAGCTGTAGTAGTAGAACCGTTGATAACAACAGCACCATTAACAGCAGCTACAACACCTGTAGTGCTTAAAGCAGTAGGTGAAGTGAAGTACTGAGAAGTACCAGTTTGTTCTAGACCCTTACCCATTAAAGTAAAGTCAGTAGTAACTAGACCAGTAGCAGGAACGCTTACATTCCAAGTACCAACCTTTACACCAGTGTGAACTTCAGACTGAGCGATATCAGCGTAGAATTCTTCTACAGTAAAACTTTGGTCAGTATGTGCAGTTAAAGGGATGATAGTTTCTTTACCAACAGATGCAACTGCAACAGTAGCAATTGGACCTTCAGCAACTAGTGCAGTGCCACTTAATGGGCGTACAGTCATCGTTAAAGCAGCAACACTAACTACTAGTAAGTTATTACCTACGTTAGCTGCATTTAGACCACCACCAGTCATACGGATAACTTCACCTACTTTGAATAAATCAGTAATGAAACTACCAGTAGCACGAGTTAAAGTATGAAGACCAGCAGACAATGCTGAAATAGTAATAGAAGCACTAGCGGTAGTACCACCAGCAACGAAATCCTTAGCTAATACAGCTTGGATTAATTCAGTATAAGAACCGGGAGATAGTTCACCAGATAAAGAACCGTCAGTACTCTTAGTACCTAAACGGAAATCAGCTACTTGTTGATCTGTACGAATCTCTGCGGATTGGTATGACTCACGAGTACTGTTAAAATCTGCAGAAGTTCTGCGGAGTAATTTAGCACCAGTATCACCAGCTAATACACCGAAAGTTGTTTCTTTCTTAATAGCTACTTGCTTACTAACGCCTTTTGCTTTTGTTGCCATAATTTAATTTCCTTATATATTTTGCAAAATATGCTATTCAGGCATAGCTGCCATAATAATCTACGAATTAACTTCGCAAGTTAAATCAATCAGAACAGGTACTACTATTCTGTCGTTTGTGTTAAACACAGAAGCAATCTTAGGTGTACTCAATGATCTAATCAAAGTATTACCTTCTGTTGTACTCCATCCTTTATGGAAAGTTGTTCTTAGTAGTTCAGCCCGAGCTAAAGCAGCAGATGTACCTTTACCTCTGATATCACAAATAAATACTTGAAACTGTAAATTTTCTCTGTGATAACCAATAGGAAAACTAGGATCATCAGGATCGTTAAACACTAATTGTGTACGTTGGTACATTGCGTTAACTGGTGGTACAAACTCAACACCTTCATGTGCGGTTGGTACTGATCCTGCTACTTGGGATAACTTACGCTCTACTGCTTTTTTAATATCTAATATTTCTGCCATGAGCGTCCTTTATTCTTCTTTTATTGTTTATAATATCTCACTAGATTAATCTTGTAAGCATTCATTACTTGGTCTACTGTAGGCTTGATAATACCGTCAGGAGCTTGGTTGGAATAACCATTTTCTAACATATTAATGTAGGGTCCGGTATTACCTACAGTAAACGTTTGACCTAGTTTATAAGATTGCAGTTTAGATTTAACAGCAGCTAATGCTTCAGAACCTGAATAGATATCTTGTTCTTGTAATGATCCTGAGTAACTAACTTGCCAGCTACCTTGTGCAAACCCTGCAATAGGCTGTAGATAAGTACGAGCGTTATATAGTGCTTCATATCTAACATCATCTCCTAATGGGGTATTACTGACAGCAGTTAAAGCAAACTCATAAGCAAATCCACGAACCATATTTTCCATTCGTCTTACAATTTCAGCATGAGCTTTCTTTAGACTTTCTAATGTTTTACTTACATCTACTTGGATCATTGAAGCCTTTCTAGCCCTTTACAGCGATTATTCTATAAAGTGTTACCGTACTACTAGCCATATGTTCCTGATAGCTCTGAACGCGATATACGCTGTTCTTGTAGGCTATTTCATCGTTAAGTTTAGGGGTGAATGCTAACGGAGGGTTAGCTAAGTAAAACATGATTGCACTTTTATTTACCAAAGATGGATAATTGTAGTTATTAGCTATAATCTGTTTTGGGTACATACGTAATGTGTAGTCTACAGATGTATTAATAGTACTTCCTGTTTCAACATTGTAAGCACCTGTCGTAATTGAAGAATAAACTAAATCTAAACCATGACGTTGTAAAGCACCTTGAGTAGCAGTTAAGAAAGACATGATTTATACCTCAAATGGTTTACTAGGGAAGCTAGGAATGTTCTCAGTGTACGGATTAGTTATTATGTTGTTATCTGAGTTAGCATTGTTAGCCAGCATTTCAGTTTTAGAAATGCCTCCAAAATAAGCTTGAGTATTACCTAAGATCGGATTCAGGTTAGGATTGTTCAGATACATCTGCAGAGCTAATCTATATTGTTCTGCTTGAGCTTTAGTTTTGATGCTGAATATATCAGCAATTTCTTCTGTTGAAGTCATTGCTAAACGCATTAGAACTGCTCTGGCTGCATCTAAGGATGCACGGGGAACAGACTCAGCGTTTTTAGTTAAATAGTAAGTAATGGGTATGCTACGTTGATGATTGATAGGAAACACTACTTGGCTCATAGATTAATTTGGACTTTACATAACAACAAAGAAATTCCTAGAGGTTATGTAATAAACCATATTGATTGT